TAAATATCTGGGATCACCTCTCCATTTGCCGAAAATTTTAGAAGAACAGGTCTGACACTTTAGCACGTTATAAGTGTTAAACTTCACCGCGTTAAAGTGGTAACGTGTGAAAGTATGAACAAATCATGTCACAAATATTAACAAACTATGAACTATAAAAGATCAATAAAATTCGCACATGAAATTAAAAAATATCAGTAGACAAAAAAATCAAACCATGGTAATATATACATGTAACAAGAAAGAGCAACACATAAATAAAGAAAGTGAGGAAAAATATGAGAGACGAAGAAAAGAAGCATGCAATACAAGTTGCTGGGAAATACATTCAATTAGGGGCGAGTATCGAAGATATTGAAGATCCTAATGTAAAAAAATACATGAAGAAAATAGCCGCTAACGCTGTGCTAATTAACTTATGTGACGTAAACCACACAATCATTTCAAATATCTGTGATGGCGACTTTGACAGTGTACAAGAGTACAAGGAAGAAATTATTGATAGGTTCTCAACATGTCTGACAATAATAAACATGAAAGGCAATAGCATTGGAGATTTGCTAGGCGTTGAGGAAATTGATCAAGCTATAAAGTACACAATATATGAACAAACGGAGGCGCGGTTAGACGATGAGTAAACCGATTAGAAAAGTCAACATTCCGAAAACTACAAGAATCAACTTTGTCGACAAGCGCACCACCATAAAGGAGACTTTAAAAGATGGAACAATCAATTTCTATGATCTCGACGCTTCTTTACTCTGTGAGGGGTACTTTACAAATCAGATTAGAGGAGAGCTTCAAAGGGTGGAAACAGAGAAAGTTACATACTACACTTTCACTTTTAACAATGGTAACGAAACACATTATCGTAACTTCTACACGTTACGAGCTAAACTATAACTTTCATGTATCTGGTTTACCACCGTAGAATTATAGCGCAACACACTATAATATAAACGGCTGATATTACATACTAATATAACATTACACTTCAAACAAATAACAAAAAAAGGAGACTTAAAATTATGAAAAAATTTGAACTTGTATCTGGTGACGAAAAATGTGTAAAGCTTGTAAAAATTAACGGTACAACCGCCCTTGCAAAAGATGCGAAACCATCCGGCAAGCTTTTAGGAATTGTAATGGGTACAGATGAAGATACTTTCAAAGTTACCTATTACTTATGTATCGAGACTGAAGAGGGTTTTGGCATTTACGCAACAGGTGTGCAGCGTGAAATTGAAAAGATTGCTGACTTGTTAACAGACGCAATTGCAGATGGGCATGATTTTATCATTGAATGTACAACAGGTATTTCAAGAAAGTCGAATCAGACGTTCTTTAAAATCATGGTAAGAAGCTTTTAAACGCGGCAACGGTCAACAATGCGGTTGATATCCAAAACATAGAACGGAAACTTAATCAATTTGTTCGTTTTTTTGCATCTATAAGGGACTGTAAACAGTCCCTTTTATAATTACATAATGTTAACAATTTGTTCACAAAATATCTCATATTTGTTCGCATTTATATGTTAAACTAAAAGAACAAAAATGAAAGTGAGGTATTAAATATGTATTTGGAAAGCCAATTATTACAACTTCAACATGCTATTGTTTTGAGAGCTTTAGACGATATTAAAACACCCGTTTTAAGACTCAAGTATTACCGCGAAGTTAGAAGCTCACTCGAACTGTACGCGCCACTGTATCATATGACAGCCGATGAAATGATACAAAGTGCAATTGCAAGCGGCCACATCGAACCTTTTACAGAAAGAGAGGTAGAGGAGTATGGCAAGTAAACAAAAAGAGCGTGTTGGCGAAGTCCAACGTGCGAAAGGTGTTTTATATGACGTGACTAACGATAAGTACACACTACTTAAACAGCACTACACAAGACAAGAACTTCTGTTACTTTTGAGAACGTTAGGCAAAAGAGCACAAACCAGACTTAAAACGCTTAGCACATATTTTAGTGAACGCGGCAAAAAGTACACTGGACAAATCAACCCAGTATATGACAGATATAAAGGATTTGACATAAGATATCAAGGCTTGTCCACGCAAGCACTTCACAAGAAAGTTAGAACAGCAATTGACATTTTAAACGCTAACCAGTCAACTTATAGCGGCTATGTAAAATTACAACATAACGCTTTTAGTAAGTTAAAAGAGAATCACCCAAAACTCAAAGATTTAACATTTGACCAATGGCAAGCGATGGTTGTTTACATGGGCATGTGGCAATCAGCACATGAGGGCGAACAGTACGACAGCGAAACCTTGCTAAGCAATTCCAAATGGTCGTATGAGACGGGGCAATTTGGGCCATTTAACTTTAAGAAAGTTGACCTTGATAAATGGTTTTTAGACGTTCAACGTGAAGGAACGTCGGGACAATGGTTAGACTTGAAAGAGGATTTTGACGACATTTAAGAGAGGTGCAAACAATGGCAAAACGAAAAGAAAAAATTTCATACTGTAAAAAGTTTCTTTGTTTTGACATTGAAACGACTCACGAACACATATCAGAAGATTGCGACATAATCTACACATGGCATTGGTCTGTGATGGATAGCGACTACAATTATAATACGTGTTCTTCATGGGGCGATTTGTACGATTATTTACATAGCCAATATCAAACATTTTCCACACAAGGCGAAAACCGCTTAATTGTATACGTTCATAACCTCTCCTACGAAATGGAAGCAATAATTAGAAACCTTGAGGGGCATACCATGACGGGCGGCTTTTACATGGACACCCACGAACCCTTATATCTAATCATTGACGATGTTTTGGAATTCAGATGTAGTTACAAGCTTACTAATAAAGGGCTTGCGGCTTGCGGTGAAGATGTAGGACTTGAAAAGCTTGAAATGAACTATACAGATATTGTAAAACCTGGTGAAACGTTGCCGCAAGACAAGGAACGCTATACATACCGTGACGTTGAAATCATGGTGGCAAAAATCCACCAACTAGAAGAACAGGAGAATAAGCCGTTTTACGACTTCCCTTATACCAATACTGGTTTCTTACGTGATGAGCTCCGCGCCATTATGAAAAAAGACTTTAAATGGATGAAGATGTTTCGCAATACGGCACTTGACTATGACAGGTATGTAATATGCCGTAAAGCATTTTGTGGCGGTTACGTACACGCTAACTATATGTATGCAGGCCAAATTATGATTGATGTAGATAGTTTCGACTTTGGTAGTGCGTATCCGTTCGCAATTGGAACCGAAAAGTTTCCGTGTAGCCCACTTAGACCGTTAAAAGGCGCGAATATATACGACTTGAAGCGTTTAATGAGCACTGGCAATTATTTATTTATCTGCACAATCACAGCAAAAAACGTTCGCGCGAAAGGTACAATGACGTTTTTATCATCATCGCATTGCGAAGTATCAAGCGATAGCGTACTTGATAACGGAAGAATCTATAAAGCTGACATGATAAAAACAACATGCACTAGCCTTGATCTTGCTATTATTCTACGCATGTACAAGATTGACGCCATACGTGTTGATGAATGCTACTATTGCAGAGCTGACTACTTGCCGTCTGGTATAGTTTCGACTATGCTTAAATACTACAACAAAAAGCAAAGCTTGAAAGGTGTTGAGGGCGAAGAACTCAATTACGCAAAAGCCAAAAACCGCGTAAACAGTTTTTATGGTATGTTCGTTCAAGATCCTATTCACGATGTTGTTACACTTGACGGCACAGAATGGAGTTTAGATCATTGCGCAATAACAAACAAAGAAGAAATTTCCGCACAGCTTGAAAAATTTTATAAATCTTTTAGAAGCTTTTTGCCATATCAAATAGGAGTTTTTATACCCGCTTGGACACGCTATCACTTAATGCATGATATAGTTTCAAAAATAGACAGAAACGTCTTGTATTGCGACACAGACAGTGCAAAAGTTATAAATCGAACTGAATGTTTGGAAGTGATAAGCGGTTACAATGAATATGCAAAATACAAAGTTGATCTTGCTATCAAGAGATATGGACTTGACTACACTTTACCAGACTTGGGAATTTTTGATTGGGAAACGAAAAAGAAAGGTTCATGGTTAAAATTTAAAACTTTCGGAGCGAAGAAATATATATATCAAGAACAAGATGGTACATTGTATATGACTGTTTCGGGACTCTCGAAGAAAGCTGTAAAATATCTTTCATCCATCGAGGATTTTGAAATTTTCACAACTTTTGACAAAGATGTGTCGGGGCGTACAATATCGCACCCAACAACAAACGCAATTCCAACATATGATAACGGGGGAACTTGGATTGAAGATACCACATATACTCTATCAATCTCGCCCGAATATGGTGCTTTGATTGGAATAGACGTTTATAGTATCAAACCGACGCTAATAACAAAAGAGGGAAAGAAAGAAAATACAGATGTAGATATAAATAAACGTTTAGAAAAGTTTACGGTAAAAACGAAACATTTATCACCAATTATATTAGAAAAGATAGGAGAATAAAGTATATGGAAATAGAAAATTTATATATTACGGTTGGCGATGAAACCTATATTAACATTCCATCGCTCTATACTTTAAATGCAGATGTTTACATTGTATTTGGTGAACGTTCTGCCGGTAAAACTTATTCAGTTTTCAAGGGACTTTTTGACGACTATAACGCAACAGGTGCGCAATTTGTATACATGCGTACACGCGAAGAATATCTTATTCGTGGTAGAGCGTGGGGTGCTGTCGCCAATATCAAGCCGTACGTTGAAAAAACACTATGGAAAGAAGAAGCGAACTTGAACTACTATAGCGGTGTATATAGAAAACAAGAGTTGGGACGAAACAACAAATGGATATATTCGCCTTGCGGCTATAGCTCATCAATAGCATCATGGATGAAATACAAAGGTAACGGCTACGATTCAGTTAAAACTATATTTTTAGACGAATTTATCGAGGACGACGACACTACTACAATAATACCGCTGTCAAGAAACGAATTTTTAAAAGGCTATAGTCAGCAAATATCAACCATAGTTAGACGACGAAAAGACGTAAAAATTGTAGCATGTGCGAACAGCATCAACCCAAAAAGCCCCTTGTTTGATTATTATAACATTGACGCACGTAAACTAGAACAGGGGAAAGTTTACATTTTCAACCGCAAGCTTGAGGACGGTGATACACTGAAAATTTGCGTTCTGTACACCGAACCACCACAAAAAGTACACGTTTCAAAGCATCTTGCTGTTTATGAGTCCCAAACAAATGACATGACTATAAACGGAGCTTGGCAAGAGGAAGTATATCCAGAAATTTATAATCATTTATCATGGAAGTGGTACGCGGAGTTAACAGTAAAAACCAACCGTGTATATATAGCAGACTTTGGAATAACAGTAATATTCCCAGAAAAACAACGTTGTCCTATGGTAATTGTAGACGGTAAATACAAATCAAAAAATAATATACTCACAAATGAGCTATATTTACCGACAACTCGAAAATTGATAGAATGGATGTTATACTACAAACGCACCTCACAAATATGTGCAAGCTCAAAAGCGGCAAGCGAAAAATTCAATGACTTAATCAAACGAGTCCTTATTGACAAAAATTAAACCTATGATAAAATAAAACTGGGACTACCAGACAGACCGTGAAGAACGGGGTAGTTGTGCAAACTGTCAGCACGGGCGTGGAGACACGCCCACCTTTTTAGAAAGTGAGGTGTTGTGATGGATGCGAGCGCGGTAACACAAATAATTACAAGTGTAGGCTTTCCTATCTGTATGACGTTAATCTTATGTTATTACATTAAGTATCAAACAGATGTACATAAAGAGGAAACTAAAGAGCTTACAAATGCAATCAATTCTTTGAGAGAAATGATATCGGAAATCAAAACGAAATTAGAAGATGAGGTGAAAGCATGACGTATTACGAAGTTATTAAAAAAGCGTTATTTATGTATTACCATCGTGACGAATACGCTTATTTTTATGGTGCAAAGGGGCAAGTTTTAACCGATGACGTGATGAACACGCTTATCAGTCTCGAACCCGCGTATTTTTCAAAATACACAACACAGGAGCTTGCAGCATATAAAGCTTTTTCGCGTGGCAAGATTGGCTACGATTGTAGCGGTTTCGTTTCTGCTGTTGTAGGTGTACAAAATTACAGCACGGGACATTATCATGATGGAGCAAAAAAGACAACACCACTTTTAGGCACTGAAGGAAACGGCTTATATTCATCTTTTGGTGGTAAAGGTAGGCATGTTGGAATTGACATTGGTTATGGTTTCTTTCTGCATATGCCAAAAGAGGGGCATACCATTGAGTTAGGCAGAATTGCAGAATATGACTGGGAACACAGTTTCCACTTTGCAAACATTAACTATGAGGGGGCAAAAGCATGATAGATATAGAAAAGATGGTGACAACTTTAAATATTCCCGACGGTATGACCGTCGATGAAATGCGAAGAATTGTTGTGGATGTTTTAGATATGGCGAAAGCCTCAAATGAGGCAGAAAAAGCAATTGCAACAGAAAATGCAACACTGAAAACGGAAAATGATCGACTTAGCAAGCAGAACTTGGAGCTGTTTAACCGCGTAACAACTTCCATTTCTCCGTCTCCAACACCTAAAGAGGAAGATGAAGAAAAAGAGGAAATCACGACAGACGATATTTTGAGTTATTACAGTTAATGTTCCACATGGAACATATATAGAAAGTGAGGTATAAATTATGGCAAAAACAACAAAACCGCTGACAAGCGCACAGCGCGGAGTAAATCTGTTTAACGATGCGCGAAGAAATTCTTCAAATGAGTATATGCGCGCAACAGGCGAAGTTACCGTGGCAACTTCCATTAGCCACGCTATGACGCCAATCGTCAAATATGCACCATTCATGAATGAATTTTTGCATTATGTTGTAAACAAAATCGTTATCCAGTCAGTCGAATCAAAGATGTATACCAATCAGTATGAAATGCTGAAAAAGGAAGGCTTCCCACTTGGAACCGATCTTGAAATGAACTACGTCAATCCTGCTATGGGACGCGACTATGACATTTCTCTTGGAGCAACGCTTTTACAGGTAACAAAACCAGATGTAAAAACTTGCTATTTCCGACAGAATCGTAGACGTCAGTTCCCTGTAACAATTCCTCGTGAACTTATGGAAGGTGCGTTTACTTCATGGGAACAGCTCGATAGCATGGTGACAGGCATGGTGACAAGTCTGTTCAGTGGTAACGAAATCGAGGAAGAAAACCTTATTAAGAAGTTAATTCAGACTTCCGTCAAAAAAAACGTTGTGATTAAGAAGGAAATTGCATGGGATGATAATGACCCTGCAAATTCATCTGTTACATTTATCAAGACTATTCAGAAAATTGCACTTGATATCACACATGCATCAAGCAATTTTAACAATTATCAGGCATACGCAACCGCACAGGGAATTGTAGGCGCTACACCTGCTATCACATGGACTCCTTCCGACAGTTTATATCTGTTTGTAAGAAGTGATGTGTTGGTAAACTGCAACGTTGAAACACTTGCAGGCGCTTTTAATATGAGCAAAGCAGACTTAGTAGGGCGTGTGACACCTTTCCCGGACTTTGACTATCTTGACTTTGAATCTGACGTTGATCCGGCAACAAACTATTGGAGAACTATCAAGGATGATCAAAATATTCTTGCTGTGCTTGCGGATGTAAATACATTTGAGTACTGCGACAATTTAAGCACAAGTGGCGACTTCTATAATGCAGCCGGACTCTATCAGAATCAGTATTTGAACGTATGGCAGACATACGGTATTAGACCGTGGGGAAATGCTGTTGCAATTTGTAAAAATGCATAATAAAGGGGGGATAATATGACAACTGTATACTTGTTTGATTCACCATTTGATGACAGCGGTAAACATTTGTTAATCCCGACAGAAAGAAACGCCGAGGGGTTCTTGAAAGAACTTCTAGGCGTTCTTCCTTATAAACGTTATGATAACGTAACGTGGGAAAGACAGGGGCAAACTTTCCGCTGCCCTGTTAGAGCAGATGAATTAAAACGCTATAACTACATGGCGTATCAGAATGAATCACGCATTGAATTTGCGTATATTATAGACTATCAGTACGTTAATAATAAACTGACATATGTAAATACATCCGTTGATTATTGGGCGACATACATCGACAAATTCACATTCCATCCGTCTCCAATCATGAGACAGCACCCAGCAAATGACGGTCTATTTGCAAACTTTTATCCAGAGCCAACGCAAGTTGACAGGTGGGAAATTGCAAGAACTGAATACGGTTTTTCAAAAGATGATGACGACTCCGTTTATCTTATGACGGCAAACAATACAGACACCTATAAAAACAGATCTAGTGATTTCTACGCGGCAATTGCAAACTTCGCTATGGGCGATTATGGACAAATCAATAATTTCTTTTCGTTGGTATCTGTCAACCCTTGCGAATGTGGCGGCATAGTCCAAAGTAACACAAGCAAATTGTCAAGAGCACAGGCGCTTGAAGTAGTTAAACGCTATGCAAAGTGTGGACGACAAGAGGATATCATCGGAGCTTATCACGTACCAAAGTTTTTCGCAACTGACGTTAGCGGCGAAAATCTGGACAAGGTTGGCAACCGAACAGGAGAGGTTGAGTTAGTTCAATCCTTTGTTGAAAAACCTCTATGGAACAAACTCTATACTTCACCACAGTTCAATAAACTCACAGTAAATTGTGGCGGCAGTGCCAAAGAATACGATTTCCGCTATTTTGATGAATCCGCCCTTTTAGCTAAAAAATTTAAATTCAAGTGGGCGGCTAATCAGTCACAGTTAGGCGGTATTGTTATCACACCCGAGCAGTACGGAAACGGCACAAACGGAGACTATTCCCTTGCAAGTAGTACGTGGGATAGTGTGCAGTTATCGACTACACAGTTAAACAATAGCGGTGTTATGCGCGACTTTGGAAATTTTGGCGTGGCGTCAATCGGCAATCTGTTCTCACTTGATATCAAGGGGGAATTGCAAGCCGCGGAAACTTTTGCAGAAAACCTAGGCGCGAAATTTGAAGAATCAGACCTAACTATTGGCAACCCGACAGGAACTATTGCAATGTATAATGCACTTTTCCCTATGATTTCTGTTGCGTGGTACTATCCATCATTACAAGATATCAAAAAATTTAACAACTACTTTTGCATGTATGGCTATAATTACAATGGAAGTCTAGCAGATATCGTAATTGATTCTTTGCCAATTGTAAACTACGTGCACACAAGCGGCGCTATAATTACCGCGGAAAACGCACCACAAAACGCTATTGCGTACATGGCAAACCGCCTTGATAGTGGTGTGTGGTTTTGGCACGGTATCGGAAACTATAAGCACACGGACAAAATACTAGAAAATCATTTTTCAGAAAGTGAGGGCGGTTAATGGCAACATATATTGGCGAAGCTTCTAAAGATGAAAACGGCAATCTTAGGGGCGGTAAAGACGGTGATCAAAACGGACTTGAAGTCCGCGTAACAGGGTGGTTTCCGCAAACGGGGGACGGTAGGCGTTGGGATTGGATAGCACGTATTCGCAACCGCCCAGACGTTGCAAGAGGAATTGCTACACTCATGATAGAATCGTGTGATAATCAAAACGTTGGATATAATCAAGATCGAAGGGAAACTTTCACAAATGAATGCAGAAAAGTTGGGTGGAAACCGAAAAACGTTACTACTCCGTGCGCGACTGATTGCAGTGCTCTAGTAGCATGTGTATTAAACTGTCTGAATATCAAAGTGAGCACAAGCATGAACACATATAGCGAACTTGGCGAATTAAAAAATACAGAGCTGTTTGACATATTATATGACAGTAAGTACTTGACAACTGGCGACAACTTACAAGTTGGCGATATTTTACACATGCCAGGGCATACAGCCATAGTTGTACAAAATTCAGAATCTACACAACCAGTTCCCGATGAAAATAAAGAGAATGAACAGGTTGGTGCGCGAATGTGGATAAATTGGCAAGTTTTCGAGTCAGGTAAGGAATACTCGGACACTAGCGGTTGGTATATAAATGGTGATAAAGGTAGGGCATACGGGCGTTATCAATTTGATTATCGGTACGGACTAGTGCCCTTTATGCAATTTTGTATACAGCACTATCCTAATCTTTTCAGTGGCTTTCAGACCTACATTAATTTGGGTGTTGGAAATGAGCAACTTGTTAGCAACAGCGGACTGAAGCAGTTATTCATGGACTACACTAACAATCACTTAGCCGAATTTTCCAAAATGCAAAACTGGGCGATGTTTAACAACTACTATAGTTTAATCAGAAGTGAGATACAGAAACATTTGGGCTATGATGTATCAAACGTTGGGGCGTATGCCGTGGGAACTGCCGCAAGTATCGCAATTCGTGATAGTGGATATTGGGACGCTGTAAAGGATATCTTCACAGGCACAACAGGACACGAAACAGAAAGTGACTGGATAAAATTGGTCATGGCACGTCAAAACGCTAAAACGGGCGCGAATGACGGCAATCGTTGGACAACAACACAGTATAACCGTGTCTTCGCTGACATGCAAGCCCAAACGGGCGTTATCCAAATCGGAGAGGGTACAATTTCAGACTCCACAACATCACCCGCCCCCGTCAATCCCGCGGGAAGTGCCGCGGGAAGTGCAAGTGGTAGCGGCACAACTGAAGTTGTACAACCAACAACACCACCGCCACCAGTCGGCGGCATTGATGCTAGAAGCATGTTTTGTCCGTATTGGTCTTTGAAATACTTTGCGAATGTTTTACCGCTGAAAATTGATCATTGACAATGACGGTCAATACTGTATAATGTAAGTGGAAGGTTGAGGTCTGAGGGGTGTGGGTGAGGGTGAGGGATAAATTTACCATATTCCATGTAGAAAGTGAGGTGTTGAAATGGCGAAAAGAAATATAAAAAATCAGAATACACAGACAGAAAATCTTTTAACTATCGGTCTGTATTATACATTTTTGCGTAGGATTGCTGTTGATGCGTGGACTTTTGAGGGATTGCCGTTTGATGATGATGATGTTTACCGACATGCGAATAACATTTTGAATGAGAATTTTGTATTAGGCAAGTTGGGGGGACTATGGAAAGAAGATGGTTTTTATGTTGTCGGAGATTGCACAAAGTCAAGCACAAAAACTTGGTATGGTGGCGCGACAAAGTATCAGTGTAAAACGTTTGTGAACACAGTCAGTAGAGATTTGAGCGAAGTGGCTACGCTAACGGCTAGCTTGTCGCCGTTCACAGACTACGATATTGTTTCTATTGATGGTCTATGTCGACACTACGCGGCTTTGCTTTACGAATGCGACAGGTGTATAAACGTAAACCTTAAAGCACAGAATACCCCCGCTATCTTAAATGCACCAGATGGACAAGAACTAACGTTTGCCAATATGTATGAGGAAATTGCAGGTCATAAGCCTGTTGTTTATACTAGGGATATGTCACCTTTGAAAAGTCAGTATGACGATATACGTCAAATTGTCTACCAGACACCTGCACCTTTTGTTGCAGGAAATGTTGAACAGCTTAAATCTATGCTAATGTCAGATTTTATGTTTATGCTAGGTGTTAACGGAAGAACACAAAGCAAAGTCGCGCAAGTTTCAAGCCTTGAGGTGATGCAAGATGCACCTACACTTATGGTTCTCAGAAACAGTTATGAACAGGCGAGACAGAATTTTTGTGATCAATGCAACAAAAAATTCGGCTTGAATGTTACGGCAACGTTTAATGACTCAAATATTGGTGACGTTGGTTTACTTGATCAATTTTCAGTTATGGACACAAATAGAGATACGGTAGAAACCGTTAAGAATGCTGGTTTAGAATCTCAAGAAAAGGGGGCTGGTGAAGATGGCAATTCCAATGATTGATACTAACTTTACAGATAACGATAAGTATTGGTATGATGTGGGGGCGGCTTATACGATCCATGTGTATGATATTTTGCAGAATGCACAGGTTGGGAATGATCGTAAATCGAATAAAAGCTTGTTTGATAATTATGATTTTGCGGCTTTTGGACTTGACGTTTACCCCCTTTTCAGTGAGGAATTTAGAAAGCCCCTTAATGATATGATCATTCGGCACTTTTTGGAATGGGAAATCGGTTTTGAGACAGACTTTCTTTTCCGTGAGCACATAAGAGGAGACATGGCAAGAATCATGCCCGAACTGAATATCAAGCTTAAAGCACGGTTTGAAGCTTACAACACGGAGAAAATGTTTGAGACGGAAAACAGCAAAAACAATCATGTTTCCGATGATTGGCATAAGTTTCTTGATACGCCACAAGGACAAACAGATTTGTTGGATGATAACTATTTGACGAATGTTTCAAAAAATCATGTGGACGATTCTACAACGCACAGCGGTTCAAGTGGAACTGCCGCAACTAACGCACAGAGTTATACAAGTGCCGTGTGGGACTTTGAGTCAGAAATTTGCGATAAACTGAAACATAATTTCTTGGGGCTGTTTAGGTGATGAACATTGACGAAAGTCTAACTTATGATATAATGATTTTAGAATTATGAAAGTGAGGTGTAAATATGGCAAATATACCTATTATGAACCCGCCCGACAAAGAGCATTTGGGCTTTTGTTGGCATCATCAATTTACAATTCCTTTGCTATTTGATGATTGCTTGTCACTTCTGCAAAAGGTGTGCGCTTTGTGGGCAAAACTGAATGACGTTATTGACGCTTTGAATGTGTTTAATAACGAATTTAATACGTGGGCAAAAAGTGTAGAAGAATCTTTAAAAGATTTGTATGCGAAGTATGAGGCGCTTGATACTAGAGTAACGAATATTGAGGAGCAGTTGCAAAATATTCAAACTGAATTGAATAATATTAAAAATGATATTACAAATATCAATCAGCGTTTAGACAATATCGAAAATAGAATGTCAAATATCGAAAATGAAATTACAGATATTAAGCAATCAATTACAGATATCAACAATTCAATTACTCAAATTCAAGCTGATATTACCGAGTTGGAAGCAAGGGTGAAAAAGTTGGAAGATTTGTTGAAGAATCTTAACATTATTCCACCTATTGATATTTATAATGCGACAGATGAGGAATTTAAAACGGGGCTTTGGCAAAATTGGTGGAATTGGTTAAAACCTAGACTATACTTTGTGGAATCTGATATTGCTAATGGTTGGGAATATTCTTCAAACGTTGTATGGTGGGACACTACGACACGTCTACCGCGGTATTTTCAGTTAGGGCGTGTAACACAGCCTATAACATTATGTAAGTTGCCTTTTGTTGCAGTCAGAAAAAATACTTTTGATCATGAGCCAACAATTGAAGATTTGAGAATGGTTAGTCCCAGATACAATAACGAAGCTTTCACTGCTGGGAATGGTTTTTTTGATTTCCCTCTAACATCGCCCTTTGGTTTTACAATGGATGAAATTAAATTTCAAACATCGTACATTCCATTCTTGCCTACCAATAGCACGCTTTACTATTCGAGAACAGGCGGTTTTATTGACTCGATAAAAAATATCAACTGTGGGGTACGTCTTCAAGTACCGATAACAGGCACATCAGCTAAGCTATCTGTTACAAGTGATATGTTAATAATGGGCGCTTGCCCCAACAGTGTCCCTATCACAGATAATACAAAGTGGGATATGTATATTTACGCGGTTGCGGAAAATGGATAATTTTTAGAAAGTGAGGTATTTATATATGGACTTATTGAAATATCTTGAACCTATGAAGAATTTGCCAGAAAGATTTTCTAATCTCGCGTTTTGGCGTGGGGTGAGAAAGCTGAGGGATGAAGTTGTAAATGCGTTTGAGTATGTGGATAGTTGGGGGGAGAATATCGAGAGTAACATTTCCCATTTACTAACGAACATTTCGGTAATGCCAATTCGTTCAATACAAGGAGATGAAGGCGGTGCGAAGCAAATTGGCAATAATAAATATGCCTTTTATGTGCATATGAGTGGTACGTTTGATATCTGTGATATTCCACCAAATGCTGTCGGCGTATCTGTAACATGTCATATTTCTTACACTGTTGCCAGTCAGCCTTATTATTTATCAACTATCAATTACACTCTGTACAAAGTTGCTAACGGAAAATTGCAAGGATCTTGGTATGGTAATAATGCAGTTTTTTACGATCCTGTATTAACAAGCGAAAATTATAAAAGTTTCACTAATCCATATTTAATATATGATGTTATATTTACATTAAAAAAATAAAACATAGCCGCCATTATTGGCGGCTTTTTGTTATTTGGTTGGGAATGTGATTTCCATTAGATAGCTAAGGGATGTTAAGACGAATGACATGCTTATAAGCTCTTTTGAGGTTTCAACCTTTTGTACTTCTTGGAAGAAAGATCCAATCATTCGTTTTGCTGTCTTGTCCTTGCCGTATTTGATAAGTAATTCTGATATTTCGTCATACATCTGGTATTTCTGTTTTGTGGTTAATGCATCCATAGTCAGTCCTCACTTTCTATTTTTTCCATTTAATATTGTTTATGCCAATGTACATTCCACCGCATACATCTCTTTATAACCTTGCATTTTCAGCACTTCTTTAGCACGTTTTATTGCGTTGTCACAGCTATATCCGTTACATGCTACATATTCGGGGAAGATTGAGTCTGTGTTTTCGTCATAGACTGCCATCTCTACTGTGTATGCTCTGTATTGTTTTCTCATTTTATACCTCACTTTCTCCTGTCAATCTCTTGTGGATATCGTCACGAGCCACCCAGTATTCAATTGTCATATAATTTGTTGAGCGTCTGCCTTTATGGAAACATGGTCTTGTGCGGACTACGCCTTTTCCATACTTGCCATTATATACATGTACGGTTGAGCAACCGTCGTTCATGTAACCTGGTACATCTGCACATGTTACATAGTGCAAGCCGCGTCTGTGACAGTAGTCGCGGGTATCATCCAATAATGCGTTCATTTCTGGTATATCATCAATTGTGTTTCGCTTATAGATCCCGTAAAGATTCATATTTACTCCATTTCTCACCGTCAAGCCGATATGACAGCTATAATTGTTATTATCTTCAAGCTCTACTTTTATATCTGCGTGATTCGTGGCTACCTGTTGCGGCTTCCCATGCCGATGACCACAGACCACTTTCCACATTTTCCATTGATAACTTTGCTTCTATATATCCACGCATTGCTTTTGTAATTTTACTTTCTGCCCACATGACATTTATGTTTCTTATAAATCGGTTGTAACATGTGCTATATGTATTTACTGTCTTGCACTTTCTCAAGCGTGAAAGTGTTTGTTGTAAGTCTCTATATACGGTAAAATAAGTCTGTCGCTTTTCATCTAGCATATCAAAATCAAGATTGGCGAGAGTGTTTAAGCTAACGTGATGCCATTCTGGATTCTTTCTCGCTTTGTATAAGCTGTCAAAGATACAACACGTTGGTGCAATTGTCTGATTTCCTCGCATACAAGCGTTAAAATGTGAACAGTCACCACATACTTTATCAACGTCTATATATGAATATCTTTTACTTAATGTAAAGCTATGTGTTTCCATGAGGTAATTGATTCTGTCGCGTTCGGTGTCTTGCGATTCTCCAAACATACCGTAAATAGAATTTTTTGATACTTTCATTATTATTCCTTTCTTCAAGTCTTTCCTTGACGTCTTTGTTTTCTTTTCTCTTTCTGATTATATTATAGCAAATATCAGAATATAAACAATGATATAATTTAACCTCTTATCAGAATATTCCTTGATCTTTTATAGTTCATAGTTCGTTAATATTTGTGACATGATTTGTTCATACTTTCACACGTTACCACTTTAACGCGGTGAAGTTTAACACTTATAACGTGCTAAAGTGTCAGACCTGTTCTTCTAAAATTTTCGGCAAATGGAGAGGTGATCCCAGATATTTA